TCAACCCTAGCCTGCGGCGAATCCTCGCCATATTCCGCAATGATCTGCTCATATATCTGCTTGTCCGTATCCTCGACCGTGCGTGAGTCGATATTCTCCGTCTGCCAGAAGTTGCGCTTGGCGTGGAAGCACTCGTAAAAGTAGCCTTGATTACGCCGGGGGTTGGAGAACGCGAACCAGTACCGGTCTAGGATGGGTTCCGTGAAGAAGCCCGCACCGACCGACCAGATGGCGTCGGGTATACCGCTGGCCTCGTCGAAGATCAGCATCATGCCGTCATGGTTGTGGACACCGGCGTAGCTGTCGGGGTTCTCCTCCGACCAGAGCTTGCCTTCCGCCGCCCAGTAGCGCGTACCTTTCTTCAAGTCTCGCTCGACCAACTCGGTCAGCCACTTGGCTGGGGTCAGCTTGGTAGCACTAATCTCCCACCAGTGGTTGTTGATGACCATCGCCTGCCACTTAGTCAGTTCACCCCATGTGACGGAGCGCAGCTGCGCCTCACTGTTGGCGGAGACGATCACGCTCGATCCGATGCGGGTGGTCAGCATCCACAGCACTAGCCAGCTTACTAGCGCCGACTTGCCAATCCCTCGGCCCGACGCGACCGCTTGGCGCAGGGCGTCCATGTCCATCTGGCCACGGTTGTTCTTAATGTGTTCGGCAATGCGGCGCAGGATCTTGCGCTGCCAGGTGCGCGGGCCTTTAAACTTGGCCAGCGGTGTGTTGGCTTGCCCCCACGGGAAGGCAAACAACACGAACGCTTCGGGATCGTCAGCGATAGTCGGCGCCCACAGGCGCGACATCAGTAGCTGTTCGCCCTCGGCGTCATAGATCGGCTGTTGTGCCATGTGTCACTTTAGTAGTTAGTCGTTCGGGTTGTTGCTCAGTTATCAGACCTTCAATGGTGCGCCCGTCGATCACGCGTTCCTGCGCCTGTTGCAGCGCCTGCGTGATGCTGATCTTGTTGGTGATGTCGACACTGATCTCCTGACGCGCTGTCCAGCCGTGGGCGTGCTGGAGTATTGCCAGCGCTGCCTTGCTGTCGCCAGCGCGGGCTGCTTCTCTCAGATGAGCGCTGGCTTCTAGCTCGCTGTCGGCGCGGCCCTTCATGGCGGCCATATCCGCTGCCGGGTCAAGCTCGCACAGCTGCCTAAACTCGGTGGGCAGCATACCAGCGGCCAAGGCGAGCGAGTCGCCCTTCAGACCCAAGGCAGCAGCGTCATAAATGGCCTGAAGCCTGGCTTCGGTTGCCTCGACTTTGCGTGGTGAGAATGGTATCGATTTGAACATATGCGGATATTAGCGCATTTGTGGGCAATGTTGGCTACCAACATTTTTTAAAAAATAAAAAATTTCTTCTGACACCTCCGTGACCGCGACCGGCCAGCCACGGGCCCCCCACCCCCCAGGTTAGTGAGCACTCACTTTTTTAGTTGCCAGCCTGGCAAGTTAGTAAGCACTAACTAACCAGGTTAGTAAGCACTCACTTACAAGGTTAGTGGTCACTAACATCGCCAGTTAGTAAGCACTAACTGTTAGCAAACTGCTATCAAATCTGTGGATAACTCATAATAACCCTATTGACAGTGGTTGGTTTTGTGGGTCATTCTCAAAAACCCACAATTTTTATGTTTAAAATCAAAGGCTTAGGGCGTTTTGCCCTTTTTGCGCCAGAAAAAAGCCCTTTAAAATCAAGGGCTTAAAGTGTTGGCTATTTGAGGGGTTTTTTTTAAGTCGAAATTTATTTATATGCACACGGCGCGTGCTATGGCAGGGCTTTATTGCCTTATAGCTAACAGAATTTACAAAACCTAAGTTCAGTCAAAATAATAGCCAACATAGCCAACAAATAGCCAAAAGCCGCTCGCAGACTAGGTTTTCGCGTAGGTCAAAACGCCCGAAAAAATAGCCAACAAATTGACCAACATGGCGACAAATTGGCATCGCAAATAAATGCAAAAGAATGCTTTACATTTTCGATTGACTCGCTATAATGGTTTCAGCAGCAAAGGAATGTAGTGCAAATCACTGATTAAATTTTAAGCAAATAAGGAAACCAACCATGAAAAACTACGCTTACGAAATTCTGTGCGGCGCCTATTGCGCGCTAATGTTATTCACTGCTGTTCTTATGATGGGAGTCTGACTATGAAACCCTTCGAATATATCGCCGCGCTGTTCATCGGCTTATTTGTCTATTTGATGTTCGTTATACTTTTGTCAATTTAATAACTGAAAAGGAAACCGACCATGAGCAATATTTCTTACACTTTTACCGAAGGTCAGATTGTCGAACTATTCCACGGCGTGCCGCATGACGCGTGGCCAATTCAAACCGCGCCGGATGACGTTATCCGCGCGGCTTTGGCATGGAACGATGCAAACGGCGATTTTGACAATCTGTCACGCGTGCATTTGCTCGAAATATTCCTGTCTGATTTTATTGTTTCCAAAGGGGAATAATCATGAAAATCTCTGTCACTTCAAAACTTGACGGCGTGCGCAGCTGGTCTTTGCAGGCACTCGAAACGTGCCCCGGCGCGATCGCGTCACCCGGGGTTTTAGTTGACGCGTGCGCGGGCTGCTATGCCACTACCGGCAACTATAGATTCGAAAACGTCAAGGCACCACGGCGCCACAATCGCGAAGACTGGCAGCGTATGGCATGGTGCGACGATATGGTCCAAGAATTGGCCAAAGATACGCACTTCCGATGGTTTGATTCCGGCGACATGTACACACTGCCGCTCGCCGAGAAAATTGCCGAAGTGATGCGTCGCACGCCGTGGGTGAAACACTGGCTTCCGACGCGGATGCATAAATTTCCGAAATTCCGTCAAGTATTGTCCGAAATGCAAGCGCTCAAGAATGTATGCGTGCGGTTCTCAAGCGACAGCGTCACTGGCCAGTACACCAAGGGTTTGCACGGCAGCGTGATCGTGCCCACACCGGAGGACGTCAAGCGCGGCATGACTTTGTGCGGCGCATACGATAACGGCGGCGCATGCGGCCCGTGCCGTGCCTGTTACGACAAAAAAATCAAGGTGATTGCGTACCCAGCGCATGGCGTCAAGATGAATAAAGTAATCCGCATCAAATTGGCCGCATGACGCGCTATCGCCTGCAGTACGGCCGCTTAGACTGCTTTGGCGCGGTTATACAGTGGCTTGACTATCCACCGGCGCATGGCCGGTATATCACACGGCGCGTGCCACTACCGGCTCGTGTCGTGCCGACAATCGAAACTCACGGGGAGGCTTTATGGTGACTATTTTTAAAATCGGCGATCGCGTGCAGTATGCGCGCCAATGGTTGCGCTCGACTGGCCAATTGGCCGGCGATGTACCGCACGCCACTGGCCGGATTATCGGGCTGTCGCCGGTATCCGCTGGCCTAGATATCGCGACCATTGAATGGAATACGCCGGGCCTATCAGCGAAGGTTTTGACGTCTAACCTTGTGCGGGAAGACCGCAAACATCTGGAGAGGGTTTAATTATGGGTAAAGTCAAAAACGCGGCGATCGCCGCACAAAAAACGGCCGATATTATGCGCGCCAATGAATCGCTACTCTGGCGCGCCAGAGCGGTGCTATCCAAAGCGCTTGATGATCCTGAACCGTTCGAAGGCATGGCAAGCGCTGAAACGGCGCTGCATTTAATCAATACTTACTTGATGGAAAGTGAACTATGCAAACGATAAATATTGACGGCACCACTTACAAAGTGAAATTTGATCGGGACCCGATCGAGCTTGCCAAAATCGCACGCAAAACCTGGAAACCGAAAAAGCCTAAAGATATACGGAAATTTCCGGTCCGGTCGGACCTAAGCACGGCCGAATACGTGCGCCAATATGATGCGCTCAATTTCCTGCAGGCGGTTAAATATTGGCCCGAATTGAACACAATCGGGACCGCGCAATATGACCCGACGATTCCGCTACTTGAGGAAATTACCGATGAAAACGCATATTGATACCAGCGGCCCACAGTGGCCGCAGCACCTCTGGCCCTACACGTACACGCACGGCGATACCGAACTGCTCTGTTTCGTTGACTGGGAACCGGCCGATCGGTCGGTCGGTTACCCCGGCGCCGCCTGGCTAATTCACGCTTACGCGGGTGGCGTCGACGTGCGCGAGCTGCTCAAAGACGCTATCGTGCTGGATATCGAGCGGGAGGCGGCATGTTCGCTCTCATCGGATTGATTCTTGCGGCGATGCTGGCCATTGTGTTAGGTTTATAGCGCGCCGCCTCTCCCGGCGCCGGCCACTGTGGCCGCCTTCGGTTGCCCGTCAGGATCACCCCTGACGGGTTTTTTTATCACTTGACTAGCCTAACCGCTGACGGCGCCGGTGTTTCCTCGACCATGCGGCGCAACTCTGACTTCGTGGCCGTGTCGGCTATCTCTGGCGCGCAGAATATGTGCTTTTTGGTGCCAAACTCACGCGATGCTAGGCGACCCATATCGACCCATCCGGCCTCTTTGAGCGCGTGCAAGAGCGCCTGCTGCACTACCCGCGTGCCCATCGGCGCGCCGCCCTGCAGCCGGTCGCAAATCGAGTAGAAGGGCGCTGCGATCACGCCCGCCGAGAACTCACCTAGGCGGCGCTCGATCATCTCGACAAGATACGATTCAGCGGTCGAGCGGCCCTGCTCGATCATGATGATCTTGGCCTCGGTCAGCGGTGGAGTCGCGCCTGGGTTAAACCGCGAAACGTCACGCTGATACAGCCAACCAGCGGCAACAGCTAACCCGCCCGCCTTGTACCAGTCCCAGATCGCGCGCGCTTGGGCCTCGGCCATCCTCGGCGCCTCGGAGTACGTCACAAACCAACGGCGGTCATCTCCCGCGAGCGAGATCGGCACGCGCTCGTTTGAGAACGCCAGAACGAAAATACGGTTTAACGCCTGGTACGGGTGCAGGCCCTTGCGGTTAACCTGCAAGAACTCCGGCGGCGCGGCGATTACAGGCTTCAGGTGGTTTTCGAGCGCTCGGCGGTCTTTCGCCTCGGCCTGCCGGAGTTCCTCAAACACCATCACCTCGGATTCGTACGCGTAACCCCACTGGGATTGAATTTCCTCGTTGCGGACAATCGACACGTTCGCGAGCGACTCGCCGCCAATGCCCCACAGGAACGGCTGCCACATGGTATCTTTGCCGGAACCAGGGTGCCCGATATGCAGCACTGCGTGATTGATTTTCTGGTTCGGGTGCTGGAGCTTGTAGGCCATCACGTCCAGCACATGCTCGCGCTCGACCGAGTCGGGGATCATGCGCTCCACATGGTCGAGCCAGATACGCGCGTCGCCCGTCTTGACCGCTGGCCGGTGATTGACCCATCGGTTGCCGAACACCTGCCCCTCACGGGATACCAGCACCGTCTCGCCAGCGGCGTAAGTGATGCCGGTGATCGTCAATGCGTCTTTGGCCTGCCGGTTTTCATCAAAACAAATTGACGCCTCAATGCGGCGCTTACCCGCTTTTGTCGGGTGGATCGAATAACAGGTGACGTGTCGAAAGAGTGCATTAAAAGTACGGCGGTCAATCTCGCGTCGATCCAGCGTATCAAAGAATGAATCCTCGTTTTGAATGTACGCAAAGCGCTTGTACCAATCATCTTTTGTCACCCTATCCAGTTGTTTTTTCTCGACCTCGGCGATAATCTCGGCGCCCTTGTCTGGGAACGCCTCGGTGGGCTTGAGCTTGGATAACGTCTGATCCATCACAGCCGCCAGCAGCTCGTCACGCAAACCCGGCGCGTGCTTGGGGCCGCCATTGGCTGCGACCCAATCCAAGAATGCGTGCGAGTCTAGGTCAATGCAGTGCGAGTGCAGGCAGCAGTACGAGCGCGTGGCCGGGTTGTAGCGGCCTTCGGGGTTGCCGTCGGTATGCTCGCCGCTGTTGGGGCACATGACGCCTGCCCACCCTGCCGGGTTCGGCATGGACAGCAGCAGACCTTGACCGGACAGCCAGGCCATGACGTCGTCGGCCCCGTCGTCGGATAACCGGATCGGGCGCGGGCCTAACGACTCGGTCGGCGCAGGGGTGACCTGCAGCGCCGTGCAAATCTCTGGCAGGGTGTACTCGCGCTCAGGGTGGAACTCGACCAGTTGCGCCTTGAAGTTATCTCTGCCGGGTTTCAAATTGACTGAGCCGGGCAGACGGAAGTTGCGTACCGGGTTGCAGGCGCCAGGGTCGGTGTACCCGGCATCCGCGATCGCGCGAATGGCCGCAGCGTAGTCGCCCGTAGTCGGCTGATCTGAGAACGCGTAGCCCCACTGGAACGACCCGGCAGACGTCTCGATAATCCATGTGGGTGCCAGCGCCGGGGTGTTAGGCGCCTTGACCGGGTCGCCGACGTCGTCCAGCACCATCACCAGCACATGTGTGGCATTGGCCGCTGACG